CTAGCACTTCTCCAGTCAACCTTGGTGCGCATTAATTTGTTGGTTTAGTATTGGGGGCTTGACCATCAATACCTTCTGCTGTCATATCTGTCTTGAGAGAGAAATATGTAGCCAGCAGCTTTTGAGATGTAAGCTCCAACACCTGCTTCTCCAAATAACCTGGGAGAGCAAACTCCTTATCTAACGGGTTGATACACAGCTGTTCCACTGTATACTGAGGAGTACCACAATCACATTCAGGATAGAGTAGTTCGTTAGGAACATCCTGCTCAAAAAGCGCTACAAAACGTACAGCCTTGAGAAGAGGATTGCTAACGTACAGATAGTCGTTACTTATCCAATAATACTCTTCCTTCTTAATGATGGGAAGTTTTAGAAGATTGATGTATCTATTGATGGTTATTTCCTTGATTTTTTTCCCTTGTCCACTCATGGCGTTAATTGAATACACGCCCTGGATGACATATTGATAATTACCCTCTGCGATGCTAGGAAGTTTGTATTTGCTTCTAGCCACTGTGCATGGATCAACGTATTCACAACATTCAGAAATAGGAACTTCCACCATCTCCAGACAAGGAATAGTGGTAAACAGTGTATCTGTTGCCCATAACTTTCTGAGGTTGGTTTCCCTCTTAATGAGCAAAAGACTATTGTTTCTTATTTCAGAAGCAATAGCCCTGTCCGTAATCAAGCTGTCTGTAGAGAGCAGCTTGTGGGCAGAGCGTACATCTGAAACTAATTTTCTTAACGTGGGCATTATAAATACTGTTTGAATATATTGGTCATTCCATCATTGTAGTCTATAAGAAAGCCAGTGATTTCACCCTTCGATATTGTATATCCATTCTTGTCATCCCAAGAGCTCTTGGCTGTTGAGAAAGCAGGAAGCTGGTAGAACTTGATGCCATTAAAATCTAGGCTCATTTCGTGATGCTTATCTCCCGTGAATATGTAGAAGTGGTTATGTTCTGACCAATCTTCTTTGTATTCCATGGGAAACAGACCAGCTAACTTGGCAGGCTTTAGAGCATCTCCGTGGTTGAACATCATGGCTGATGAGCCATAGCTGATGTACTTTCTGTATCTTGGAGATATCTCAAAATACACACGGTCCTCATTTCTGTAATAAGTTTGTAACCAACTAGCCAAGTGCCATCCTACAAACTCATCATGGTTACCCGCTACAAATATCACATCCACCTCTTTGCAATGTTCAAGTAGCATGTTTATAACAGCTATCTCGTGGTCACAAATCTTTTCAAATGACTGGTGATAGGAGAGGATGTTTTGCTGAGGGGTTCCCTTTGTTGTAGTGTTTGTAAACTCACTATTAAACTCGTCAGACCCAATAATGTATTTAATATCTGTTATGTTGTTGGAAAGAGATGCTTGATGTAGAATAACTTCTAGCTTTTGTGTGTAGTCGTCAAATCTTTCATCAATGTTATTCTTTCCATATATGTCCATCTTATTTAGATGGGAGTCTTGTTTGTTTATCACCAAACAAGCTTCTGGTTTATCTTGCTCAACTTTGCGAGCTACTATCTGAGGGGCACTAGGTGTATAGGTGCCTAGAAAGGTGATGAATGAGTCTTGGAACACTTGCTCATCCTTTTTCTTTCCCAACCAAGCTTTCACCTGATAATGAGGCTGTTCTACATTTCCCCAGTAGTTTTGGACGTATTTAGTTATCTCCCACTTGTTTGTATCAATCTTGCACTTCTCAATCAACTCCTCCAGGCTCTTGATTTCTTCTTTGGTGTTTATCACCACCTCACCTGTTCCCTTCTGTACATCTTCTAAAAATCTCACCACCGTGTCTTCAAGCTCACTTATGTAATTTCCAGCTTCTGCTTCAGAGCATTGCATTTCTTTGAGCTCTTTCATCAGTGCATCTACTTCTTCTTCAGACGTATTTAGTTTGTCTGCGTAAAACTTTTTGCTTTTCTTCCAGTGGAGCATCTGCTCTAGCTTTTGCAGAAGAGATTGATTCTCAAGCATTTATGGTTTTGTTTAGTTAAAATTGCCCTAAAGGTACGAAAGTTTTTAATAATTTCCAAATTATTTTAACCTTTTCTGTTAACAAGGCTAACCAAACTGGTTATAAACAAAAAACTCCCAGGGGTAGATACCCCCAGGAGAACTCCCTGAAAACCAACAAACAGGGTTTTTTAATACAGTTATGGTAGAGTCGTTGTTGTGGTGGTGGTGGTTGTGCACTCCCCACTAATTGTGATGTCTATAAAGTTGGTGCATAGTTCATTGGAAGACATCACTCTAATAATAGTGGTGCCATTTGGAACTAGACTACTTGTATAGCCAGCCAGAAGAGCTGCTTTAGAAACACCTGTTTCAAAAGCTGATATGAATCCATCCACGTCTGAATAGAGATTGAACGGGCCTGTATCAGCTCCAGCAGTTGTTAATGTTATTGTTACAATCATGGTAGGGTGGTAGTTGTTGTAGTGGTTGGAAGACAGCCATTTACAATTTCACAAAACGCAAGATTGAACGTTGGGTTATTTCTAAACAGAATCAAGATGGCAGCAGCGATTGTTTCAGGGCAAATCTTATGATCTATTTCCTGAAGAGCTTCTTCAATGTTTGTGCCAGTGCTTACACCAGAGCAAGGAAGGTTGGGCCCATCGTATATAACATATTGAGAATCAATACATGGTGTAGTGCAAGGACCCATTCCTTCTGGATATACAGGACCTTTTGTAGGTCCAAAACAGGGCATTCCTGGTAAACAAGCCATTTATATTAGTTTTATGGGATGTACATAATGTAATAACAAGCAAGAACAGGGGGTATGTTATTGTGAGACTGACCACCTCCTGTAGAAGCATTAGTAACCGTTGTAGTGATGCTTACACCTGTTATACCAGTGGTGCTAGAACTAGTGATGCCCAAATCAGGTGTACCATTAACACCAGCCAAAAGATAGCTAGTATTTCCTCCATAAGCTGCTTCTTTAGCAATTGGGGTGGCAGCTGTGATGGTGGTATCACTACCTGACAATACAGTGAAGTGTGTATGTCCAGGGTCTGTTACAACGTTTGTAGCTGTAGCTACGTGTGTGTGGGCAGGAATTTGTGTAGGTGCAAGTGTGATGGTGTTAGCACCAGCTGTACCGTTTAGAGCGTAGTTAGGGTTACCAGCAATAGCAGGATCAACAGCAGGGTTGAGAGCACCACCAGGAACTCCTTGAATAACTCCTACAGGAATCCTTCCACGCTTATCAGGGGTGCCATTAGCACCATTGCAAAGGTAGATTTTATCAAATCCATTAGCAGCTATACCTGCACCCGTAAGGTCAAAATTAGCCAGCGATCCATAGTATTCCACCACTGCGTAAGGCACCATGCGGTCCTTATATTGTGTTACACCAGGTGCAGGGGTGCAAGCTGCCACCAGAGCACAAAGCTCTGATTTCTTTACATAGTTGGTAGCTACGTCAAGTTCTAAAGCATCTAGGTCTACAGCCACTGTACAGAGCTTTGTAATAACAGCCTGGAGGATGGCATGTGTACCAGATGTGCTTGTAACACCTGAAAGACAGCCCACTGTATATGGGGCTTCAATTACAGCTATGTCAGCTACAATATCATCTATTTGTAATTGTAAATCACATATAGCCTTGATGAGAGCAATAAATAGATTGGTAGCATTAAGATCTTCACATTCAGGAAGATATTTACTCACCACATCACAGATGATGTCTGGGTCAATGGTGGGCTTGATTCCTGTGCCATCTAAAGCAGAAGTGAGAAAGGTGATCAGAGCTTGCTCTACATATGAGAGAGAGTCTCCATTTTGAATACCTAAGAGAGGAACATCCACTCCTGTATATCGTACACACTGGTCTGAAACTATTTCAGCACAGCCGTTAAAACAATTAGAACAGTTCTTTGTAGACATCTATCTTGATTTTAGTTTGTTCAGAAACGAATTGACATATATTGTAGTGGTGGTGCTAGTGGTAGATGTTGTAGGTGTGGGACTTGGAGGAATGCAATTGTTTGGATAATAGTAGATTATCATCTCCTCAACGCAGCAATCACAAACAGCTCCCCAAATCATTTGCTTATCAACAGTTTAACTCTACTAGCAATCATTTCCACCGTAAAGCAGCTAGCATAGTCTGGATTACAAAACTTATACGTAAGGATACGTTTGTAGTTTAGCAAGTCCAGAATAGCTCCTGCTGGTATAGGATGGTTTAAAGAGAACACAACATTATTATACAGATTGTTTGCTAGAAGCTTGAGCTTACAATCAATATCATTCAGCAAAGCTGGAATGGTACTACAGGCTACACAATCTGTTAATCTTGGAGATAACATTTTTAAAGCTTTCTTTTACTTTGTTAAGTTCTGCGTTACAGGCTGCACAGAGTCCATTTATCAATTGACATCCACAGCCAAATTTAGCTCCGCATTTTCTGCAGCTTGCCATATTATTGGAAGTTTAATACATAGTTGGTTCCAGAACACCCACAGTTGTTCTTGATAAAGTTGTTCAACATCATATTAGCTTGATTATAAAGCTTATTTGCTTCAGCCACAGCACAGTTATTTGCAGCAGCAATAGCGCCTTGAATGAAGAAATAGATGGTGTTAAGATTAACCTTCTGTTGGGTTTTGATAGCTCTATCACATTCCATCATGTCTAGCTTCATAAAGGCCTCATCAAACTTCTCTTGCAATTGTTCTACACGAATGATTGTTTTCTCAACAAAGTTTTCGTAAGCAGGTGCTACAGTGTATTTCAACTTGTAAACACCATCAGGAAGAGGAAGAAGAGGTTGACCAAATGTTGTTAAGCCGAGAGACAAAGAGTTGAATATGTTAAAGTCGTTAACATTAAAAGGAAGGCTAACGATATCAAAACCAGGAACTGTAATCTCAATAGTGGGGGAGGAAACAACAGGGGGATTAGTAGGATAGATGGATGCATCAGCCACACCTAATGTGAGTGTGTTATACGTAGGCACCACCAGTATATCTAATTGTAAGGCCATGTTGCTTTTAAATAAATAAGCCAGAGGATCTGAGTTTTAATCCTCTCACCTCTGGCTTAGGTTAATATGATATTGTTTGCTAGCTCTCTACTATTACGGAATCAGGGTAGATGTAGTAGTAGTAGTTGACCAAATTGTGGTGGTAGTAGATGTGGTTGTTACACATGTGTTATCACCAGGAATTGTGCCAAGAGCAGCAGTGAGAATAGTACTCACGGATGTAGCAGCAGCAGAACCATTCTCTACAGCAATGATTACAGTGCTATCTTCCATGATGTAGTCACCCCACTGATATTCAGACTTGTTATACTCATTGAAGCGGATGTAATAAGTGTCATAGTTAACACCATCACTCACCCAGCTTTCAAAGTTCTCGTTATAACCAGCCATTCTGTAGAGGTGCTTCAAATAACCAGCTTGGTAGCTGTAGAAGTTTTTCTCCAATTGAGCAATTTCTCCAGATGTACCGCTAGGATAAGAGGCACGCTGAATAATAGTGGCTTCAGCTACAATGTTACAAGCATCAGCAACGATGAAGTCTGCTGTAGTGGCTGGTCCATTGTACACGAATGTACGGAACCACATACGGTCATACTCCCAAGGGAATGCTGCAACATCACAAGGCTGGCCATACTTAGTCAGAGGCTTACCTGTAATGCGGAGGATTGCATTCTGGTCATTTCCAATACGCTGGAACTGATAGAATGTGTTGAAAGAAATGTTGTCAGGATTGTTACCAGGAGCCTGGAGCTCAAGCTGATAGATGAACTGATCGATAAGAGCAGGTACATCTACAATAGTGCAAGGATCTCCACCACAATCGCAACAAGGAGCTTGTACAACAACACTACGAGTGAAACCGTTAAAATACAGAGTGTCAATGTAGCTAGAATGAGCACGAAGTGTAAGGGTAACAATGTCACCACACTGTACATTCCATCCAGATACATCAGTCACCTGTGTAGCAGCTGTAGGGCAACCAGTCACCTTGTAGAATTCTGTAACGTTAGAGTTACAGTTTGCTGTAGGGCAACCTTTGATTTTATCTGAACGCTTAGAGCCTTGCAGATAAGTGTTTGTACGACCTTGAGCTACATAGAAGTAGGGAGAGGCAGCGATGTTGGCAGCAGTAGCAACTGTATAGTCGCTTTTGAAGAAACCAACCTTGCCTGGCGTTAGATCTTGCGTAGAACCGCTATTGGCAATTGTTGAGCCAACAGGAACCACGAAGAGCGTAGTTAATGAAAAATCGGCCATTTTGTTTTATTTTAAATGTTAAGAAAAATCTATTCGTTCGTCTGAATTCTGTAAACCGAGTTCTGTACAGCAGATTGATTCTCAGTGTACATAGCTAGGTTTTGTACTGTCAAGTCTAGTAGTTCATCCTCTAGGTATGTTTCCAACTCACAGTCAGAATCTATGGAAGGTGTGCCGTCAAATCTTGTATATCCCACCTTATCAATGTATTGGGGATATCTCATGTAAGACATATATATCCTGCTCGGAGTGAATGTACCATCTGTAAAGATGGATATTTCATCTGTCGAAAGGAAGTTGAAAGTTTCTTGGTATTCAAAGGAAGGCTTGTAATGGTCGTTATTCAGAATAAACTGAAGGTCACCGTGTTTAGCCAAGTCTCTGTTTATCCAGATCTTCCTGTCCTTACACACCCCTTTGTCAGCCAGTATATAACTATCAATGTAGAACATATACTTGGGAACAAGGAGATGTAGATTAGCAAACCATTGATTTAGTTCGGCATTCTTAAGAGTGAGGTTAAGAGGTTGATGATTGTATGTAACCACCAAACTTTGGAGGTCCTCGTAACGCTTCTTGAAGGAATCTAGTCCCAGGCCACTAATCACACTTATTCCATCAACCTTCTGCTTTATCAGCTTGATCTGTGCCTCATTAAGAGCCAAGATCTTGTCTTCGAGGTTGATTTGCTGATGAACGTTGGTTGATAGTTTATTTAGTCGTTGATCGATTTTATATAATAAACTATCTACAGGTATCATACTGAGGCCAGTTTCTTAGTTTTTAGCTTGCCTTCGAGAGTCAGAAGCATGTCCTGATTATCATCGTCAGCTAGCGTTTTAATTAAGTCATCTTCATCCTTGGCCACTTCAAACTCACCTTCATAAATCTTTCCACTAGGTTTGAGTCTATATATTGAGTGAGTGAGAGCTTGTTTAACCAAGTCTTTAATATGGAGTAAGTTTTCTCTCATGTCTGCATATCTGTT